CAACCGCTACTTGCGTAATCAACGCTTCCACATTCCAAGTTACCTTGGGTGCTGGTACATACTTGTCAGGTGCTTCTATGGCATCGGGCGATTATGGATGGTTTAGCAAGGCTAGTGTTTAATAGCTTTTTGTAGTAAAAACGAGGGGTTACCTTAACGGGTAGCCCCTTTTTCCTTTTAACAACCTAACTACTTAGGAGAATTAAAAATGGCATTACCTTCAGATGAAAACAACGCAGACAGCCGTTTACAGGTTCGTTTCTACAAACGACCCGTACAACAAGAACAAGAATCCCTAGAAGCTGGCAGACCAATATTTAAAGAGTTCGACTTTGTACACATCTGTGTAGCTGGCGATACCCTGACCGAGATCGATACTTATGCGCTACCTAGCCATAAGACCCGTTTTCCGATCCAGTGGGCTAACTACATGAACCGTGTGGGCGCAAACGAACCTGATATTGTCGGCACTCCCGTATCGGAATGGCCTATTGTTTCAAAAAGCCAAGCCGAGGAGTTAAGGGCATTGAAGTTCCACACTGTTGAAGCGATTGCACACGCATCTGACCTACAGTTACAGCGCATGGGTATGGCGGCAGGAATGTCACCTTATGCGTTCCGTGACAAGGCAAAGGCATTTTTAAATCTAGCTACCAATGCGGCAGAAACCGATAAGCGTGAAAGCGAAATCAATTCTTTGAAAGAAGAACTTGCCAAAAAGGACTTAGAAACTGCTAAAATAAAAGCAGAAACAGATGCGAAGCTGGCTCAAATGCAGGATCAGATGGCCGCTATACTTGCCGCTGTTGGTGAAAAGAAACCCCGTAAAAAAGCGGTAGCCACAGAGGAAGCCTAATATGTCATACACCATGCTCCAGTTAGTCCAGCAAGTTACCGCTGAACTAAACTTAGCCGTTCCTACCTATGTGCAGGGCAATACAAATCAGGATGTGCAACAAGTCCTAGCTTTGATGAACCGTGCTGGGTTTGACTTGGTTAAGGAGCATGATTGGCAAGCCTTGGAACTAGAGTACCGTTTCTACACCACAGCGATTACCACGACCTGCGACACCATTAACAATACCTATGACTTATTGAATGTGGGTAATGTCACGGGTCTAAATAGCAATTACTCTGTAGTCGGTACAAATGTTCCGCAAGACACCTATGTAGAAAGCGTAGCAGGGTCTACCGTAACTGTTAGCCAGCTTGCATCGGCAACCAGCGTAGGTGGAACTGTTACCTTTTCACAGACTAAATACGACTTACCCCCTGACTTTGAAACCATTACGGACAATACTCATTGGGATAAGACGAAACATTGGCAAATGCTTGGCCCTGAAGATGCACAGCAATGGCAATGGCTAAAGTCGGGTTATATCTCGACAGGGCCACGAATTCGCTGGCGTATCTTAGGTGGTCAGTTCCAAATTTGGCCGCCCTACAACACACAGGAATATTTAGGTTTTGAGTATCGTTCTAAGGGCTGGGCTAGAAGTGCTACGGGCGCAGTCAAGAATAGCTTTACCGCTGACACAGATACCACAGTATTTGACGATACGGTCTTGGTCTTAGCGACAAAACTCAAGTATTTCCAAATTAAGTCGTTTGATACGACAGCATTGATGCAGGACTATATGCGGTATTTAAGCGTTGCCAAGGCTAACGATAAGGGTTCAGCGACCCTATCCTTTGCACCATACCCAAGCAAAGTCCTCATCGGCTACGCTAACATCCCTGATACTGGCTACGGTAGCTAATTATGGCGGTCGCTAAGAAGTTTACCGCTACTACTACCTCGCTACCCGCCCCAATTGGGGGCTGGAATGCTAGGGATTCTTTGGCTGAAATGAACCCGTTAGATGCGGTTCAGATGGTCAATTTCTTCCCTACACCTACCGATGTCACGATGCGTAAGGGGTATACAAAGTATTCAACAGGGATAACGGGCGCAGTCCTATCCTTGATGAATTACTCTAGCCCAACGACCACCAAGCTGTTTGCGTCTACGGCTACGATTATTTACGATGCAAGCACCTCTACGGCTACCCAAAGCCTGACAGGTAACACCGATGGTAAGTGGATTCATTCCATGATTACGACCGCTGGTGGATCATTCATGCCAGCCGTTAATGCTGTTGACCCAATGGTGGTCTATGATGGTACAAGATGGTCTAGGAGTGCTACGACAAGTACCGCCCAAACCATCAGCACAATTACTAGGGGTGGCACAGGTAATTTAACCGCTACCCTTATAACTGCCAGCGCACACGGACTAGTTACAGGTAATACCATAACAGTCGCAGGAGCAACACCCGCAGAATTTAACGGTACTTACCGAATCACGGTCACGAATGCGACAACCTTTACTTACACGATGACAACCGCCCCAAGCGGTGATGCGACTGTTGTAGGTACTTATACGATTGATTACTACATTACAGGTAAAAACTCTAATACATTTGCATATGTAAACTTGTTTAAAGAGCGTCTGTATTTTGTAGAAAAGAACACGCTGAATTTTTGTTATTTACCCGTAGACTCCATTAACGGAGCGGTAACCTCATTCCCCCTAGGTGGAATCTTTAAAAGGGGTGGCTACTTACAAGCAATGGGAACTTGGACTATTGACGCTGGCTACGGGGTAGATGACCTAGCTGTATTCGTCACAAGTAACGGGGAAGTCGCTGTTTACAAGGGTTCAGACCCATCTGACCCGAATGATTGGGCTTTAGTAGGTATTTGGAACATCGGACAAACCTTTGCCCGTAAGTGCGTGTTTAAGTTTGGTGGCGATATATTGATTCTGACCGAAGACGGGTTAACGCCTTTGTCGGCAGGATTGCAGTCTACCCGCCTAGACCCAAGAGTTAACATTACCGATAAGATTTTCTACGCTATTAGCCAAGCGGCTGACTTTTACGCTACAAACTATGGCTGGCAAATTAATTATTTTGCCAAACAAAATATGCTGATCGTCAATGTTCCCGTAACAGGTGCTTCTGAACAGTATGTCATGCACAACATTACAAAGTCATGGGGTCGCTTTACCAACCTAAACGCTAACTGCTGGGAGTCCAGCGGTGACGATATGTTCTTTGGTTCAAACGGCTTTGTGGGCAAATTTTACGATACCTTTGCCGATGCGGGTACAAACATCAAGGCATTCGTTCAACAGGCATACTCGTATTTCGACTCTAGGGGGCAACAAAAACGCTTTACCCTAGTACGCCCTATCCTACAGACCGATAACGGCTTACCGACTGTTCTATGCGGTCTAAGCACGGACTTTGATACCGTTGAGTTAACTAACCAAATATCATTTAACCCCGCCATCCTACAAACGGGTGAATGGGATAACGATACATGGGATAACGCTAACTGGGGTGGTGGTTTGACCACGACTAAGATATGGCAGGGCGTGACAGGACTCGGTTATGCAGGGTCAGTTAGCCTTAATGTTGCATCGCAAAATATTGAGTTTCATTGGGCTAGTACGGACTTTGTAATGGAGAAGGGTGGAGTAATCTAATGCTCTGTTTTGATAAAGAACTAATCGGGCAATGGGTTGCAAACCGTGTGAACGGGGTATTTACCCCCGAAAACTCAAGCTGTATTGGTTTATTAGACAAGACAGGCACAGTCATTGCGGGCGTGTGGTATGAAGGCTATACGCAGACATCCATAATGACCCACATTGCCATTGACGGGCAGATGTCTAAACAGTTCCTAGCTACTATTTTTGACTATCCTTTTGTACAATTGGGTGTAAATAAACTTATTGGGCCAACAAACTCCAGTAATGAAGATGCAATGCGATTTAACCACAAGCTAGGATTTGTGGAAGAAGCACGAATTAAAGATGCGTTCCCCGATGGGGATATGGTTTTATTAACAATGACCAAAGACAAATGTAGGTTTTTAGGAGAGAAGTATGGGAAAGAGCGCACCGTCAGCACCGCCACCACCTGATTATGTAGGGGCGGCTAAAGAAACTGCATCGGGTAACTTAGATGCGGCACGGGCTAATATTGCCGCAAACCGTGTAAATCAGTACACCCCTCAAGGTTCACTTGAGTACACGATGGCAGGTGAGGATAAGTATGGCAATCCTATGTGGAGTGCTACGCAAACTCTTTCTCCCGATCAGCAAAAACTCTTTGATATACAAAACAAGTTAAGCATTGGCACAGGTGAATTGGGTGAGCAGGGTCTTGGATATGTAAGAAACATGATCTCCCAGCCATTTGATACCAGCAAACTGCCATCGACAGGGTTTAATCCTAGTCAGTCATACCAAGATGCTTATATGCAACGGCTTGCCCCACAAATTCAACAAAACCGTGACAGGTTGCAACAGCAATTAGCTAATCAAGGCATCGATATTGGCTCTGAGGCGTATGACCGTGCTATGCAAACCCAAGCCCAGCGTGAAAATGACCTTCTTTTGGGCGCAACAACCCAAGGCTTTGATGTGGGTAATCGTGCAAGAGCGGCCGCATTCGGTGAACTAGCATACCAGCGCAATGAACCTTTGAATACCTTAAATGCTGTTCGATCAGGCGCACAATTAAGTTCTCCGCAGTTTGTAAACCCAGCTAGTCAAGCAGTCACCGCTGGCCCTGACCTTATGGGTGCGGCACAAGCCCAAGGTAATGCGGCAATGAACGCCTATAACGCCCAAGTAGCTACCCAAAACGCTAATACCCAAGGACTTTATAGTCTTGGTGGTACAGCACTAATGGCTGGAGCGTTCTTCTAATGCAAGACTTCTTTAACCGCCACGAAAAGATTGCTTTGATGTTTTCAGGCGGTAGAGATTCGCTTGCGTGTTTAGAGTTATACCGTGATTATTTAGACAAAATGACCTTAATATGGGTCAATACAGGGGCAAATTTCCCTGAAATTGAAGACTACATGGATCAGTTAAATGTTCCTAATTTTGTAGAAATTCGCACAAACCAGCCTTTATCGTTAGAGGTAAACGGTCACCCTGTTGATATATTACCTGTCAACTTTAGCAATATTGGACAAGCAGTTACAAGCCAAAAAGACATTAAATTACGAACTTACTTTGATTGCTGTGCTGAGAATCAATGGATACCAGCGCACCAAAAGATACAAGAACTAGGGATTACCTGCGTTGTTCGGGGTCAAAGACAATCCGAATCACACACAAACCCTATTAAGTCAGGTGAAGTCATTGAAGGCATTGAATATGTTTTTCCAATACTGCATTGGTCTGACCAAGATGTAGTCGAGTACCTAAAGAGCAAAGACATTGAGATTACCGAGCGTCTATCGATGTCGCACTCTAGCCTAGATTGCTGGAACTGCACCGCTTATATTGCTGACAGTAAACAACGCTTTGAGTACATTAAAAAGCATTACCCCCAACAGCACGAAGCAGTAGTCAATTTGCTAAAAAGAATCGATAATGTAGTAACAGCAGAAATAAACAAAATTCGTCAAATTACAGAGGTTTAGACATGAATCCGTATACGCCCCAAAGACCCTTGATGATGGACAATATGCAGGATGTATCGGGTCAAAAACCTGTGTTTATGAATGAGTCTGCTCAAGAACAAATGCACCGTGCGTTGTTGCAACAGAACCTTGGATCACCCGTAGGACAAGGGCATTCATTAGGCATAAACCCTATGGCACTAGCCCAAATGTTAAGACAAGGACAAAAAGCCCCTTACGGTGGTACACCCCAAGGCGCATACGGACAACAGGGTCAATATATGCAAGATGCTATGAACCCTGTAACTAGCCAACAACAGATGTTGATGAATCAGGGTGGCCCTGAATTTATGTCATTCAATACCCCATTTGCAGGATAAATTATGGCAAATTTATTAGACCAATACTCAAATCCTTACCAGCCCGAAATACTGGGCATGGATCGTCAGCGCAAGATGGCTGAATTGCTCATTGCTCAAGGTCAACGACAACCCCAAGGGCAGATGGTTGGTAATCGGTTTATTCCTGTAGCCCCTACACAGAATCTAGCAAACCTATTTAATACCGCATTAGGCGCATATGGAATGTACCAAGCGGATCAAAAGGCTTTAGATTTAGCTAACCGTATTCGTCAAGGTGAGATTGATGCTCAAGCTGACTTTATGAAGATTAAACAAGGCACTCCTGCGGTTGAGGGGGGTATTTACGGTGCTGACAATCAAATTACTACGCAAACCACGCCTGATATGTTTGGGCCTAACATGGAACTTAACCCACAATACAGAAAAGTAGCACCTGTAGCGGGTGTAGCACCTAACCCACAGGCGGCATATGCAAACTTATACGCTAATCCAAAAGCATCACAGCGTCAGCGTGACCTTGCATGGCAAAAGATGAATGAAGGCCCAATGAAGGTTGGTATTGATGATGTATTGCTTGATCCAAATACATTAAAACCAATTTATCAAGGCGCAGGAAAATTACCTGACCCAGTTAAATACGCTATTGCAATTGGTCAATTACCTCAAGATCCTAAGACTTGGACACCTGCTCAAGCAACTTTGGCGCAAAACCTTATTGAGCGCAAAGCTAGTGCTGGTGCTACAAAGATTGATGTTAATACCGCTAATAAGCTAGGCACTACTATAGCCGAAGGTGTTGCTAAAGATGACCTAGCGTTAAGGTCAAGTGCAGGAACAGCACAAAGACGAGTCGATGAAGCTGAAATGGCAATTAGAAACCTAGATAAAGCTATTGTTGGTGTAGGTGCTGATTGGCGTTTAACTGGGGCAAAGATTCTTAATGCGGCTGGTGCAAACAATGCACAAAAAATTAAAGCATCTGAAGAATTGTTTACTCAGCGTGGTAATGCTCTGCTTTCAAGAATTAAATCTTCAGGTCTTGCTGGTAGCCAAGGTCTTACAGAAGGAGAACGCAAGTTCTTGACCGATGCAAATATGGGTAACCTTACCTATGACAAGCTAAGTTTAGAAGGAATGCTAAGATTTGAACAGCGTTTGGCTGTTATGGATGCAGAAGCATGGAATCAGCGATTGGGCGAGTATGACCCAACAATCATTAAATCCGCTAATCTAAAACCTGTAAAAGTGCCTACATTGGGCGGTGTTGATACCAATAACCCACTATTGAAAAAATAAAATGGCTCTAGATCAATTAATTGGCAATCCTGATTACGAAACCGCAAACATAGCAACTAAATCCGCTATTTTTGACAAGTTTGCAAAAACTGATCCTAATTTTATAAACGCCAATGAGTCTACAAAAGAAGCCATACGGGATCGTTTTGGCGTTAGTCAGCGGGCTATTGACCTTCAATTTCAATCTGCTGGCACACAAAGCGTATTAGATACCAAAAGCAATGAACGCAACCTTGGGGGAATTGTAAAACAGAGTGCCATTAAGGGCGTTGCTGGATTAGGTGACATTGTTTATGGTTTTAAAAAGGATATTGAAAACCTTTATAACTACGCAAATACTAAAGATGCAGAAATGCCTCTTAAATCACGCCCTGTAACTGGTTTTTTACAACGCCAAGGTGTTTTAACACCCGAAAACGAACCAAATAACCCGTTATATAAGGCAATTGACTTTACTACCCAAGTCGCTACAGGCGGTGGTGTTAATCCATACACATTAGGCAGAACCATAGCAACAAAACCATTAATGCAAGCTAGTGGTGATATTGGTAAACAATTTGGTCGTATTGCTGTAGCAGGGCCAATCGGTAGTGCAACGCAACAAACTTTAGAATCTATGGGCGCAGGGCCAATTCAACAAATGATTGGTACTGGCATAACAATGGGTGCTACAGGTGCGGCAACTGGTGGCGTAAGGTCTACCCCTTCTGATGTAGTAAACAGGGGTTTAACTGGCGTAACACCCGCACAATTGCGTTTAGCCGAGATGTTGCAACAAGAGTCTATAAGACTTGGAATGCCATTAACGGGCGCAGAGGCTATTGCTCAAGTAACGGGTAATAAAGCATTAACGGCTACTCAGCGATTTGTAGAAAACGCCCCAGCAAGTTCTGCCACCATGAGTCAGTTTATGGCTAACAGACCCGCTGGTGTACAACAGGGGTTTGGCAATGTAATGCAACAGGTTAGCCCTAATGCACCTACATCGGCTACCCCATTTAACCTACAGCAAGCAGGGCAAAATGTTGTTCGTGGTGCTGAATCATCTGTTACAAGCAATGTAACGCCATTTTTTACACAAGCTGGTAAGCAAGCTGTACCTAATACAGACATTGCTGGCATGATGACTAACCCCAAAATTGCAGATGCAGTCGCATATGTGCGGTCTACAGGGACATACGGGGTTAAAAATGAACCCGCTAACTCGGTTAAAACATTAATAGCCGCAAAACAATATTTAGATGACCAATACAGTAAGCAAATGAACGCTTTAACTGGCGCAGAAAAGAATGCCGCAAGGATTACTTGGTCTGCTAATCGTCAGTTAGATGATTATCTAAATACTGTTTCTCCCGATTATGCTAGGGGTAGTCAAAAATTTGAGGTAGCGCAAAAGACCCAAATGAACCCTTTAAGACAGGGAGTGGTAGGTCAAATTGCAGAAGGTGCTACGGGCGCAGATGTATTGATGCCACAAAAACCCGTAGCTTTGTACCCTGCTGACATTAAGCGCACGGCAGACCTGTTACGCAGAAAAGACCCTAACGCATTACCTGAGTGGACTCGCCAAAACTTAGAAGCAACATTTAACGAAACTACTCAAAAACTATCAAGCGGTGAAAATCAGTTTGGTGGGCCTAAATTTGCCGCAAGTATTGCTGGTAACAAGCAACAGCGTGACAACTTGCGTACCTTGGTAACAGAATCTAGCGGTATGCAAGCATGGCAAGGGTTTGAAAAGTTCTTAGATATTGCAGAAGCCCAAGGTCAGCGTATGCCAGCTAACTCGGCAACATCGTTTAATGATTTAATGAAACAAGATTTAGGCACGGGCAAAGTATCTAAAGCATTAGCACCGTTAAAATTGTTCTCAAATGTTGTAGATTGGGCTGAAAATGTACAACTTGGTAGAAACACACAGATGTTAGCTAAAATGTTAACTGACCCTGATTCTGTCGCTAAATTGCAAGAACTTGCAAGAACTGGCCCAAAATCGGCTAAAGCACAGGTTTTAGCTAATTCATTGGCAGGTGCTTATGTTGCGCCAAAACCTGAACTTACAGAGGAATCAAAATGAGTAGAAACGGATCGGGTACATATTCCCTACCAGCGGGTAATCCCGTAGTAACAGGCACAACCATATCAAGTACATGGGCTAATAGCACTATGAGTGACTTGGCGGCCGCCTTAACTGACTCGGTTGCCGCAGATGGTCAAACCCCAATGACGGGTAATTTAGACCTAAACACACATAAGGTAGTTAACTTAGTAGCG